ACAAACAAAACCCACCAATAACACTTAAGATTGATAGATTGTTAAATCCTTGAATTTGTTCAATAGTAGAAGCAGCAGTAGCCGACACATTTTGTGGTACAACTGTCGATATACTAGGCTTTACAAAAGGTGAACATCCCATAAGAAAAAAACTACTTAGGCTGCCTAGCCATAGGCTTTTTATTCCGGCCTTTCCCAACCTTTTTCTTTGGCGGTCTTCCAACCTTTTTTCCATACGTTCCTTTTCCATGTGGCATCTTAGCTTTCTCCTTCTCATGAGTAATTTTATATATTAATTGTGGATTAGTATCCATGAACGTCATCATAACTAGACGTAGCATTTCAATCAATAAGAACCCCCTCTAAGTTAAAGTAATATCTTGTTTAGTCCAAACAGTATCCCACCTTTTAGGGGTGGTAAATCCTCTAGATTCTAACATTTTATTTCTAGCATCTAAACAATTCTGTAAAGTAGTTGGACCAATAATATGTGTATTATGATTAGCCTTTAGGCTATAATTAGCATCGCTTTCTGAGGCTTTACCTAAGTTTGGAGGAAGTTCTACAACAGCTAAGAATACATCAGTTAACTCAACTGCCCCTTCTGCGTCTTCGTCTATATCTGTTTTCCAAATATCTAATTTAAAACTAAGAGTAGTTCCTTGTGTTATACTGCTTAAAGATGCGGGAGGTACTGTGGAAAACCAACTTAAATTATTATCGTAGTCTGGAGAAACACTGGTACTGTCGCCTTTCCATCGTAAGGTACTAGTATTTTGCTGATCATCATCACCAAATCTAGCATAGGTTCCGCCACTAACTTTCCACTGAACATCAGTAAAGAATCTTTGTTTCCTTCTATAAGCACCGCTGTCAGGTAAGTTTCCTACTCCGCCTTGAAACACTAAAAATTTAGGGGAAGAATATTTAACAGGAACTGAAGTTAACTCAGCAGCAACTACTTTAGTATCGTTGGCAGTACTTGTATTTACACTTACGTTTGAGGTAAAGGTTGTGCTTACAAACCTATCTAACCGAATACCCCAAACTTTACTATGCTGTGTAGTGTTATAACTGTTTCCGCTTCTAGCAGCCGGAGCTGATTCATCACTTGAATATATTTTAACATTCCAAGCAGTATCACTAAGATCGTTGTTTATTACCGTTAAAAAATTTAAGACGTTCTCTTCGTTGTTTTTAGTAGCGTCAAGGAAAACCATTTCTCCCCCTAAAACATTTCCTTCGGGATCTGAAATAATTGTAGTGGCCTCAAAATTATCAGCGTTGTTACACTTATATTGAATCGCAGTACCAAGAAGCCAAGCACCTTTATTATCTTTAGTTAGGTTTAATGTAGCGGATTCTCTTTCCACTGAGCTAGTAGTGTTTGTCGAGTTTGTAGTATTTTCCTCAAAGAAATAATCATTACCCTCATTTAAATTCGTCAAATCAAAGAGTATCATTTGTGCGTATTCTTGTGTTGCTTGTGTATCTCCGGCTAAATGTTCTAAGAATACTATTGGACCATTTGTACTTGTACTACTAGCAGTAAACTTAGTAACAAAATTATATGTCATAAAATGGTCTGCATCTGGCGGAGACTTTCTATCAACATGCTTCATTAACGAACCGTCTAAAACTACGTTTGATCCTGTGCTTCTTTCTAAGACAGTTATTTGTAAATCGTCGTTTAAATCTGCTAGTTGATATCTAACTGTAACGAAAAGTAAATAACTTCTACCAGACTCAATCCAACCAGTGCCTATATCTGTAGTAGTTAAAGATTGTGTAGCTGGAATAGGATATATTGTATTATCTTCTTCGTATTTCATAGGTTCAGGAATTGTTTGTTCAATTTCCAAACGACATAAAGGTTTATCTATAGACCAAGGTTTTCTTGGGCCTGTTGTAGTTGTTGCGCTAGGAGTATATGTACCCATAAAAGCCTCCTATCAAGCTGGTGGTAATAAGTAGAAGAACGTAAGCGTCCCGCTGTTACCCCAAGTTAATCCGCTTGCATTTGCTACAACTCTAAAATAAGGTACATCAGTACTAGTAAAGTCTGCTAATGCCATCTTTAGTCCAGTAACATTAGGAGTAATATCGGATGATAAAGTAGCAAAGGTTCCGGTAAAGTTAACACCATCATGTGAAAGCTCGATTGTCAGCGTAGAAGCTACGTCAGAAAAGCCACTCTTTACATCAATACCTACCATGATTTTCTTACCATTAAACGCAGTAGTACTGATTGCAGGAGAAGCAAGAATATCACTGGTTCCACCACCAGATAAAGTTGAAATGGCGGGAGAAGTTGAAGTCTCATACTTAGTATAAGTATTGACTGTCGAGGTTCCCCACTCAGATTCTAATGTAAAAGTTGCCATCTATAATCTCCTATGTACTTAAAGCATAAGCAGTTTTAACTGAACCGCCTGTGTATGAGCCTGCTGAAATTGACGCAGCACTCTCGTTAATAATAAATCTCCAATAAGGAGCATAAATGTCAGAAACATCGGCAACAAAAACCTTAGTTGCTCCACCCGTAAGACCAATAC